GCCCTGCGCAATCGCTACCCGCACGAGCGCACAGCCGACATCGCGCGCGACATCGGCATTCCGCTCGCCAAGGTCTATGCCAAAGCCTCATGGCTCGGCCTGAAAAAGACTAAAGAATTCCTGGCATCACCAGCATCTGGACGAACGAACGGCCGCCAAGGTGTCGGCTCGCGCTTCCAGAAAGGGCACCAGACATGGAACAAGGGCAAGCACTATGTCGCTGGCGGACGATCTGCCGACACGCGATTCAAAAAAGGCGAGATGCGCGGCGCGGCCCAGCACAACTACGTCCCCATCGGAACTCTACGCATCAACGACGACGGCACCCTGCAACGCAAGATGAACGACGACCCTAACATCATGCCCGCACTGCGCTGGGTCGCCGTCCACCGGCAAATGTGGATCGATGCCAACGGCCCTGTTCCAGATGGGCACATCGTCGCCTTCAAGCCAGGCATGCGCACCAACAAACTCGAAGAGATCACTCTCGACAAGATCGAATGCATCACCCGATCAGAAAACATGCGGCGCAACACCTACCACAACTACCCAAAAGAGATCGCCCAGGTCATCCAGCTACGCGGCGCGCTCACCAGACAGATCAACAAAAAGGAGCAATCCCATGAGTAACGAAAGCAACAACATTGTCGACTTGCGAGCCATTCTTTTTGAAACCATGCGCAAGCTAAAAGACGGAACCATCAACATCGAAAATGCCAAGGCAGTGAGCGACATCGGACAAGTCATCATCAACAGCGCCAAGGTAGAGGTGGATGCCATGCGCGGCGCGGGCATCGAAGGCAGCGGATTTATTCCGGGGGCAACAGAGGATAGGCCAGGCATCACCCGCCTGCCCGGCAAGACGATCCACAAGTGCAAGTAATGACCGAACTCACTCTCTTCTGCTCCAGCGCCCTCGTCGTGTTCGCCCTCGGCCTGCAGCAGCTCAACGTGCAGGGCAATCACTACGTGCTCGCCATCATCACCAGCTACGCCATCGGCGCGCTCAACCTGTTCATCTGGCACACCGTGCCGCACATGAGCTGGTCCGAGATCTTCGCCACCCTCAACGGCGGCCCCGTCGGCATCATCGCCGCCATGTGGTCGCACCCGAAGCTTGTGAAGATCATCCTGAGGCGTAAAGCATAACCATGCGCACCCTAGACCTCAACGAAGCCGCCCAATTCCTGCGCCTGCACCCGCACACGCTGGAGGCGAAGGCGCGCGCCGGAGAGGTGCCGGGGGCCAAGCCGGGTAAATGTTGGGTCTTCCTTGACGTTGACCTGGCCGAATGGCTACGCGCACAATACCGTGATAAGACTCGGGGAGAAGCAGAATGTCGCTCTACAAGCGTGGCAGGATCTATTGGTGCAAATGGACGATCCGCAAAACAGAGATTAGAGAAACTACTGGCACAGCCGACCACCAAGCCGCGCAGGAATACCACGACCGCCGTCGTGCTGAAATTTGGCGAGAACAAAAACTTGGCGACGTCCGCATAGCCAGCTGGGAAGAAGCCGCCCTGCAGTGGGTCGAAGAACACGCCATCCACAAGGCCAGCTACGAGACCGACCGCGTCCGCTTGATATGGCTCAACGAGAGACTGGCCGACAAGCCGATCACCCACATCACCACCGACGCACTGCTCGCCATCCGCAAGGAATTGATGCAGACGCGCGCCGCCTCCACCGCCAACCGCTTCCTCGCCATCGTCTCCGCCGTGCTCAACTACGCGCACGCCAAGGGGCTGCTGGCTGGCGTGCCGAAGATACCCTACCTGCCGGAGAACAACGACCGCTTCCTGTGGATCACCCGCGCACAGGCCGACCGCTTCACCGCCGCCCTGCCTGATCACCTGTCCGCCATGACCAGACTCGCGCTGTGCACCGGCCTGCGCCGCGCCAACGTCACCGGCCTGATGTGGGAGAACATCGACATCGAGCGCAAGATCGCATGGATCTGGCCAGACGAGGCCAAGGCAGGCAAAGCGATACCCGTCCCGCTCAACACAGACGCGATCGCGGTGCTAAAGGAACGATCCGAGCAAAAAAAGAAACTCAAGAAGATCACCATCGCCGATGCCCGCTATGTTTTTACGTTCCGAGGGAAGAAGATCGAGCGCACCACCACCAAGGCGTGGTACACCGCCGCTACAGCCGCCGGCATCGATCCGGCATTTACCTTCCACGGCCTACGCCACACCTGGGCAAGCTGGCACGTAATGAGCGGGACGCCGCTGACGGTACTGAAGGAACTGGGCGGCTGGGCCAGCCTGGACATGGTGATGAAATACGCCCACCTCGCACCCGGCTACGTGGCCAACTACGCCGAGAACATCACCAGCGCCGCGCAGGCCCGTGGGTGCAATTCTAGGCACAGCGCCGAGGAAGTTAGCGAGGACTATCGCCAAGACGGCGGGAAACTGGGGTGGCTGATGGGGCTCGAACCCACGACAACTGGAATCACAATCCTACAGCGCAAGAAGAAAGCAGCGTGAATACAGATAGATGCAAATTTATAATGTGCCGAAAAGACGCCTCAAAACACAGCAAAGTCACGTAGCCGCCGCGCAAAAATTGGCACAGTGGACGGACTGAAACTGCCGATAAAACTATGCCACCCGAAGGTGGCATAGTTTGGAGTTGACTCCCGTGGGCTAGGCCCGTGCGGATTGTATCACCTCACAACAAAAAGTTGTTGACTATACGCGCAATGCGCGTATAGTAAGAACCGTAGTCACCGAGTCCTAGCGGTTCTAGGCGTTCCAAAAGGAGCAAATATCATGGCAACTTTCAAGTCCTGGACACATCCGACAACCGGCGAAGTCCGCATCTATATCACCGGCCTGCTTGGCCAAAAATCTTCCAAAGTTTTTGTTGTTGCACAGCCTGCCGATTCTTTCGGCTTCGAGTACGACATCCGCGCACAAGTGCCGGAGGGCGTTTACACGAAGCGTGCTGATCTGGTCAATGCAGCCGAGGAAGCCATCTTCGATGCATGCGGCTCGCGCGTGAAAACATTCGATGCAGTTTTAACCTTGACCAAATAAGGAGCCATCATGAGCATGAGAATCTACACGGATAACTCGATCGAGATCGACGGCGTGAAGACTGGGCTGAAAGTCACCCAGACAGGAAAAGGGACGGTCGTTTACATTCCTGAGCGCCCTGCAGGATGGCAGGGCGTCAGCAAGAGGGATGTTGGTCGGGACGAAAACGGGAAGATGGAATTTGTTGAAGAGGTGATTACTCTTGAGCCCCGTTCCTATTCAGAGATCAAGATGCCACATCAAAGATACTCGCTTGCGCACGACGCGCCAGCTTCCGGGGCAGCAGGCCGCACTCAGTTCGAGAACGACATCCGAGCGGTGCTCGCGCAATGACAACGACCGAACACAACCCATCGCCGGCCGAGGTCCGTGAAGTGCGTGAGACGCTAGGGCTTTCTCAGACTGCGGCTGCACAAATCGTCCATACGACTTGCCGGACATGGCAACAATGGGAGGCTGGAGACAGGCGGATGCATCCGGCCTTTTGGGAACTGTTCGTGCTGAAGACTTACCACCGATAAGCCACCCCTACCCCAGCGAACCACGCGCCGTCGGTGTCGATCGAGGCATTCATGCCGAGGTGCATGGCTTTGATCTGCAGCAGGTCTTCACGGATCAGGATGCGGCCTACCCTATCGCCGCCGGGGGTGAGGCCGTAGCCGAGCCAGAGCTGGCCGCGCTGCTCGATCGCAAGCCACGGGTAGGCCAGACGCTGAGTTAGCATGTCGGTGGTGCCGGTGGACTCATTGAAGATGCTGACGACGGATTGCGGTCGCTCGTTCGATGGAATGATGACGGCAGTTGTGACGTGCTTCTTGGGGTCGGCTTGGATCTCTGGCGGCAGGTCGAGCTTCTTCTTTGCGCCGGGCTTGGCGACGACGACGGCGCAGTCTTGCGGCTTGATAGTTTCGGTTCCGGTATCGGCGATGCGGCTGTCTTGCTTTGGCTTTGTCCACTCGCCGGACGGTTCTGGGTCTTTGTGGGCCAGCCATGAGCCGAGCGCGACACTGGCGAGGATCAGCGCCAGGAGAAGCACGACGTGGAACAGCGTGCGCTGGGCGGCGTTCAGGGCATCGAGGACGACCATCATTCACCCCCGCCTTTGTTGAGTGTGCTGTCGAAGGTGTAGCCGATGCCGACCAGCGCGATGAGGGTGTTGATGGTGGGGTCGTGGAGATGGCCTGCTTTGAGCAGCGCCCAGACCAGCTCGGGGTTGATGTTGTCTGCCGCGCCGGAGCTGACCGCCTGCCAGCTGGCCAGCAGGAGCAGCAGCAGGACGACGCCGCTGCGGTCGGGGCTTTCGGCCAGCAGGTAGTCTTTGAGCGAGCCGCGATGCCGTCCGGTCTTGCACACCTTGCGGTAGTGCACGTAGGCGCCGAGGGTGAGGAAGATGAAGGCGGCCGCGAAGGAGAGGATGCTGGTGGTGTGTTGGGCGTCGTCCATCATGCCACCCCGCTGCTGTAGCTGGGCACGCCAGCGGAATCAAATGTTGCGGTCATCACTTGGCCGCGCGGGTGGTTGGCGGTGCCGACGTGTACCCAGGTGCCTTCCATGATGATCTGGTCGATGCTGCGCATTAGGTGCGGCTGATGCGAGACGTGGCGGACGATCTGCAGCGGCGTGCCGAATGCGCGGGCGGTGATGTCTGCCACATCGCCGCGCGGGTGGCCTTTGCGCTTGTAGTAGGCCGCCCACCCCGCCTCGTCCGCCATCACGCCGTGGCGCGCACACCAGGCGATGAAATCTTTTTTGCACAGCACGCGCTCCAATGCTTCGCAGCGATAGCCGGAGTTGATGACGATATACACCGGCCTACCCGCCTCTTCGCGCAGGCTGGTGCGCATCGGTTCCAGCACGTCTTCGGCCAGCCGGCGCAGGTTGTTGATGACCTCTGGCGGCGGAGTGTTGTCGATACCCAGCCGGGTGGCGGTGTCGGACTGGCACAGTTCGTCCCGTGAGAAGTGTTCTGAAAGCATCATAGTCATGGTCAACCTCCTTTGATTTTCGCCACGACGCCCGCCCAAAGTGCGGCAGCGAAGGCGGTGGTGACGATTGCGATGAAAACCAGCACGCCGTGGTCTGCGGCTTTGCGAAGACGCTTGCCGAAGCGCAGATCTTCGCGGAACTCTTCCACACTCTCCGGCTTGTCGATGTCAACGCCGAGGAGGGCGAACGCCTTCTTCACCGCGTGGTCAGCAGCTGCTGAGGCATCCGGGCACGGCCCCTCCGTATCGCTCGCCCTGCGCTTCATTTCGCGCACGGACATCAACATCCACCCAATGTTTTTTCTCGGCACAACGCCGCGAATGGCGAGCTGTAACCTGCGCACATGAGGCCGATGACGACGCCGGAGGTGATGTGTGGGTCGGCCACTGTTATTCCCCTTTTGATAAAAATCTACACAACTCACCCAACCGCGCCGGGCTGTACATCTCTGCTGCTGGGATGCCTATCGCTTCGGCGCACCATTCGGAGCAGAAATACTTGCTACCGTTTCGCCCGCCTCGGTTGAAGAGCTGGCCGCGAAACAGGCCGAGCCAGTCGTATGCGCGGCCTTTAGTCTGCTCGAAGAATGCCAGCACCTGCGCGACATCTGCCCAGAGCAGATCGATCACATCCCAATTGCCGTTGGTCAGGTCGATCTGCTTGGCGCGCACGCCGCTATCCATCAGGCTCGCCGAGAGGCACACGCCGCATACCACCAGCTCGCAATGCGAATAGATCGAGCCCGTCCACCAGCGCGTGATGCGGTTGCCCAGCTTCCCGCGGCCTTTGTAGAGGGCGAGCTGGACCATTACAGCCCCAGCGAGGTGCGCACCTGGGCGATGAATACGCGCCACGCGGCCACCGCCGCATCCAGCTCGGCTTGCGTGGTTGCAGCACGCATGGTTGATTGCGCGGTAAAGCGGGTGGAGCGCATCGCCAGCACCGCCGCACGCAGGCCATTCGCGCGGGCGATGATGAGGTCGGCGGATTGCTGGTCGGTGATGCCTGCGGTGGCCGCGTAGTCCGCCACATAGGGCGATGCCGTGCCGGTGTAGCCCGCCGCCTGAAATGCCAGGGCGGCTTGTTCGGCCTGCTCGTATTCCGGTGCGCGGCCGCCGATGGCGGCGGCATAGATGGCGTCCACATCGGCGTAGGTTTTATTGATAGCGGAGGTGCGAGCATCCTCCTGTGGAGGCTGTTCAGCGGGCGTCACAACGACCCATGCTCCGTCTTTCCAAAAGCACCCCTCTATAGTGGGGTTGTATTCTGGCACGGCGAATCCCGCCCTCAGCATCCAGTCCGCTGGGGTGTCGGTTGGGATGTGCTCAAGTGTGTCCGGATGGTATGCGTCTCTCATGCTGTGACTCCTATTTTGTTGAGAAGGTTGTATGAATCCGCCCACTGGGCGTGGCCGCGCCAGGATGCGATAAAGCGGCCAAGCGATAGCTCATCGCCGCGCGCTCGGAATTTGAATATCTTGCGTTTGGCTGCAACCACCGATTGTTTTCGCAGCAGCTTATGCGTCGGCCAGATGCGATAGCCAAGCCAGTCCAGCCCTTGCGTGATCTTGCCGATGCTCCACTTTGAGAAGCGCAGGCCGAGCTGTACATCGGAGAACCACTTCAAGCCTTGCTGCAACACGGCCAACGCCTCGCGGCTGTGAGCGAAAACAACCGTGTCGTCCATGTAGCGCAGCCAAGCCTTGATGCGCAGGGTATGCGTCAGATAGCGGTCGAGCACATGGCCGTAGACGTTGGCGAAGAGCTGACTGGTGAGGTTTCCGATGGGCAGGCCGCGCCCCGTCTCGGGCAGAAAGGTGGTTATCAGTTCCAGCGTGGCCGTGCAGCTCACCTTGCGCTTGATCTCGCCATACAGAACCACGCGATCGATGCTGGCGAAATACTTGGAGAAGTCCATCTTGAGCCAGTGCATGTATCCCCGTCGCATAATGGCCTGCGCCTCGATGGCAGCGGTGTGCGTTCCGCGCCCTTTGCGGCAGGCGTAGCTGTTGGGCAGGAAGGTGCGGTCAAATATCGGCTCGATGACTGCACACAGGGCGTGCTGCACCACGCGGTCGCCGAACGGCAGCGCCGAAATCTCTCGCCGTTTTGGCTCGTTCACAAAAAACAGCGTCGGCTCAGATGGGCGATAGGTTCCGTTCTTCAGCGCCTCAGAGAGTGCGCGCAGGTTCGCCGCCAGATGCTGCTTGAATTGCAGATGGCCACAGCTATAGCGCTTGCCCTTCGCTGCCTTCTCGTAGGCGCGATACAGGTTCGGCATGCTAGCGATCTTGCCGATCAGGTTCTTGTGCTTCTTACCCATGCTGCCCTCTATGGTTGTTCAGTTGCAAGTGCGTCTTTCGAGGCTTCCTACTCGACGTTCCCTTGACCGCGTAATGTGTTCGCCGAAGCGGGATGGCGTGGCTGACCATAAAAACTGCATGATCTGCATCGGCGGCCTTAACCATCCGAAGCGGGTGAAACTTATCGTCACAGGCGGCACGCAACCCAATGTTCCAGTTCGAGTTCCACGGGTAGTTGTTCCAATTGGAAGCCCGCGAACCGGAGTTCGCGCCGTTCGTGCGCGTGCCGCTTTTATCCACGTTCACCCCTTGCGGCTCTGGCCTTAATCCAAGCGCCGAGCATCTTTCCGGTTTCAGCGAGGTGGATACTTGCCACCTCGGCCTGATGCCGACTGATCAACTTGCGCTTGCCGTCCGCCAAAAACCGCACCATGTATCTCAGATCGGATAAGCCTGCATCAGCCAGATACAGCTTAGAGACTTGTCCAGACTTGCCCGCCTGAGAAAACATTCCTACTTGCTCAAACATCGCGCCAATGAATCGATCACGTGCCACGTGATGTGTGCGGCGGATGTTGAGCACAATCGGATACATATAATTGATGAAGCCCTCGAAGCGCTCGACGATGGCGAGCTGCCTCTGGCTGGCGAATTCATCACTTAAAGTCTCCACGGTCGCTTTCGCTCCCTATACAGATTGCAAGTGGTCACAGGCGGCACGCAACCCAACGTTCCAGCCCGAGCTCCACGGGTAGTTGCCCCAAATGGAAGCCCGCGAACCGGAGTTCGCGCCGTGCGCGCGCGCGCCGCCCATCAGCACACGCACCAAGCCGTATGTGCCAAAGGTGTAGGTAGAACCTCGCTCACTACCCGCAGCGCCTGTATTGCCGGTCACTGTCTTCCACGACGGTCCGCCTGCAACGTCCTGATATGCACTGGAATCCTGCCCCCATATCCAGTGATGCCCTGATGCCTGCTCGATACCGTACTTGCTGGTGTAGCCCGCATTGCGCTGCGTGGTCGGGTAAGTCGATGCAGTGGCGTCGATGGACTGATTCTCGGTCACGCCGAACGCGGCCTCGACAAACTCGTGCTCCCACATCAGGCGCTTCTTGTTCGCGCGCGCCAGCTCGTTCGCCACCCACCAGTTCAACGATGGGTAGGTGGTCACGCCGTTGCCGCCAAACGCGGCCGGAATCTTCGGCAAGACGGTGTGCGACGCGATGTTCGTGCCTGATTTGCTGGTGCCGTTAGTGGCGGTATCGGTTGAGCACAGGTAGATGTCCACCCAGGTGCGGCCGCCAACCAGCACCATGCCGCGCGGATCTGCGGCAGCAGGGCGGAACTTCAAGTCCCAGATGGAATACTTGTTGATGCCAGCGATGTCATCTACATCGCCCTGCACCCATATCTTGCCGTTGCCTGCTGTTGCAAAACTACCACCGGCCACCGTAGTGCCAGCCGCGACAAGGCCGTAGTGGAAGCCGCCGATCATGCGCGAGTTATTGACGGTGTAGCCGGCAGGCGCTGTGAAGCTGGCATCTGCTCGAATCGCTCCATCCGTGCAGACATAGATCGCGTAGTCAGCGCCGCCGGTGAGGGCTGGCATAGTGACTGCGGTATCTACGTCGAAATCCAATCGAGTGCCGGCAACTACCACGGACGCGCCGGCCTTGATGCTGATTTCGTCGGCTGTTATTTTTACAAAAACAGGGGTGAGAGAATCAAGCTTGTTAAACGCGGAGACGGGTACGCCTGCGTGGTATTTGACGGCCGCCAGCACCTGCCCCAAATCCTCATGGTCCGGCGTGATCCCCGCTGCCGTCAGCAACGCCTTAATCTCTTCGCTTAGCTGGTAGAAGTAATATGCCCCGCCTGTTGTTGGCTCAATACCTAGCGCCGGGTCGCCGCCAGTTGGGTAGCCTACCGAGGGCGAGGTGGGTGCATCGGGCGGTGTGGCGGATGCGCCGGATTTCCATAGATTCGGATTCATTGCGTGTGCTCCTTATTGATAGTTGATCAGTAATATCGTGTGTGCGGGTTTGTCATCCAGCAGCGCGCGTTCCAGCAAAAGCCCCTCGAACCAGATCGCAAACGGATCGTCCACCGTGCTGTCCACCGACCACTCTTTGGCATTGACGACAGGCACATTGGCGCGCCAGGCGAAGTTCCAGTCGAAGCCATAGAACGGCGCATCAACGCTGTCGCCGGCAGTCCATTCTTTGAACTCGGTGATGGTGATCACAAACCCCATGCGCGCAGCCATCGCGATGAAATACGCCGGGCTTTGCCCGCCGCGCTCGGTGATGCGCGAGACCAGATTGGCGCGCCGCTGATCGGTGGAGAGCAGGCTGCCATCCAGCGGAGACAGCGCGGACAAGCCCGCGACGCGTTCC